GTTTAACAATCGTTACGGCGCGGGTCAGAAGACTGCGGCCATGAATGTCGAAAATAAGCTCGCAAAAGCTCTCGGAAAAGATGATAACCTATTTGTGATTAAAGCTGCAGATCGCGATCAAGTATTAAATGAAATTAGTGCTAGAATGGCGCGATACGAAAAGCTAGATCCAGATCTTTACTCAGAACTTAAAAGATTACGTATGGATGTAAAAGAAGTGTTCAATAAAGGTTTAACACCTAGTGATGAGATTATTGAACAGCTATACTTCTTAGATCCTAAGACACGTGATGTTATTGAAAAGATTTCTAGAAATCAACTTAAGACTATTACTCCAGATGACTTTAGTCAAGTTTCACTTATAATGTCTGAACATTTAAGTGAGCAAGTACCAATCCTTAAAGAGTTTACAAAATTCTTTGGAAGACTTGCAGAGACTTACCTGACTACAGCTAAACCTTCTAATAGTGCTTTGGATACCGCTGCAATTATTAAAAGAGCTGTATTAGGTGCTAGACGCGAAAAGAAACTACCTAAACCGCTAGTAAGAATTCTTGGAATTAAAAACGAGAGTATTAGGACAAAAATGCTTAATCGTTATAAACTCTGGGATGAAGAGAGCTTGTTTGATGAGATCTTGTATGGTGCTAAAGCTCCAACAACTCGTCGGACTGGTTTTAAGGTTGGAGACTATTCAATCTTTTCAGAAGACATCGTAAAAGGTAGTGAGGTGCTGTATCCGAATAAGCTTCCTAAATCGTGGACTAATGTTCCCTTTGTGAACTTTGACGGTAAGGTGCTAGAACAAAACTTCACACAGACATTTGAAGAACGTTTGCTTTACAAAGAAGGCGATAAGTGGATTAACAATATCGTACAGGTTAAACAGAAAACTGATCCTACTTGGTGGGAAGAGTTTAGAAATAAATCTGGAAAGATGAACGATATTGCTGATGTGCAAAAGGCGCGTACAGCGTATGGAGTTAACGCTAACCACAGTAAATATTGCTGTGTATAAACTCTGTTAATTCAGGGAAACACCAGAACGGTCAATCCTGAGCCAAGCTTGTGTGGGGACACACTTGAAGGTGCAACGACTAGAGAATACGAACCAGAACGGTTTATGAATCTCATACACTAGAAGTCTAGTGGAAAAGCAGAGGCAATTCTAATAGAATTGTAAGAGATAGTCTGATCTGTATAGGGATATACAGGTGTTGCTATGAGCAACCGGTGAGATTTAACGAATCTCATTGAACTTTTGGATGACGCAACTCTTGTAAAGGCTTTCCATTTGTGGGGTCGCAAGAGAGGAATACAAACCAGCACGGTTAAGTTAGCTGTGCATAAATTGGGTTAATTGCTGGAAACTCCTCGCGTTAGAGGACAATCAGCAGCCAAGCCTTAGAGGGAACTCTTCGGAAGGTTCAACGACTAGGATAAACGCTCTAGAACAGAGTATGAAATCCATACACTAGAAGTCTAGTGGAAACGCCCAACACATAGTGAAAACTGTGTGAAGATATAGTCTGGTCTGTGTGGTAACATACAGAAGTGTCTGTCGAGACACAACAGGAGTTAACATGGAAATTTGGAAACAAATCGAAGATCTAGCTTATTCTATTTCTTCTGAAGGCCGTTTAAGAAATGATAAGACGGGTTTAATTACACGCGGTTCTTTACAAAACGGTTATAGATCTTTCGTATTATATCGTAACGGTGTAGCACTCGGTCTATCAAGAGTACATAGATTAGTAGCAACAGCATTTATATCAAACCCTGAAAATAAGCCTCAGGTAAATCATAAGAATGGTATTCGAGATGATAATCGCGTGGAAAATCTAGAGTGGGTGACGCCTCGTGAAAATGTTTTACACGCATACGCAACCGGGCTTATGTTAAGAGGTTCAGGCCGTCCTGAATCTATCTTAAAAGAGGAAGACATACCTGATATAATCTATTTTATGTCGGTCGGTTATAAAGATGCTGAGATAGCGCGAGAATACGGAGTCACTCGTCAGACGATTAATGCAATTCGAATCGGTGACAATTGGGCTCACTTAGGTTTGGAAGTTATCGGAAGGTACAAAGGAAAACCAAGAACACGTAAGATCACTGCCGATGACGTTCCTAACATAAGAGCGGGTCTCGCACAGCAGAAAAGTTGTAACGAAATAGCTAAAGATTATGGTGTACATCCCGGCACCATCTATCAAATAAAAATGGGAAGAACTTGGAAAAATTTTTAAATTAATCTCGACAACAAGACACTTAAGGTATTTAACGCATACCTTTAACACAAACGGCACGACGCTTTCGTGAGCAATGCAGCAGACATGCTTGAAGCAAGGCAAGCACTCCGAGAAATTTACGCGAGAACTCTTCGTAAAAATGTCATTGAAGATACTTTAGAAGAAATGCGTAAACGAGGAATGCCTGCTAGTGAAGTTGAAAGATTTAGAAACGAAGCCATTGAAATTGGTCTAATCCCTGTGGTTGGAAGATCTAGAATCGGTGGCAGACTAATAACAGAAGACGATATCCTTACCATAGAGGACATATTAGAAATAGTCCCCGAAAACTTTGATTCTAATAGGTACTGGTACGGGATTGGCACTTTCTTATTATCTGTCATAACAGGCTTATCGCAATACTCTAATCAATTTGTTGTGTAATCGTAGTACAGGATGAGTTGTACTTATCCAAAATCAAGGGCTGTGCCCAGAAGGTAATTAAGAATGGCAACGAATCAAGAAGAACTCTCCGCAGAAGAACTCGCGGAACAGAAGAAACTAGAAGATGAAAAGGCTGCACTTAAAAAGGCAGCTGAAGATGAAGACAGAGAGGCTGAAGAACTTTTAAAGGCTAAGCCTCGTAAGACCAACGACGACGATGACATGATCGCTCGATTAGTTTCTGAACGTGTTAACCAGGAGCTTTCGGGAATCAAAGGTAAATTAGATAACGCATTCAAACAACGCGATGAAGCTCTAAGTAAAATCGCAGAGTTTGAAAAGAAAGAACGCGAATCTACGCTCAAGCGACTGGAAGAAGAGGGTAAACACAAAGAAGTTTACGAACTCAAGTTAGCTGAAGAGCGAGCTAAGAATGAAGCACTTGAGAAAATTAATACAGAACTCAGTAGAGATGTTTCTGTACGTGATGCTCTTAAGAGCTACACTTTTAGAAATGATAAAGCGGCTGATATGGCTTTTAGAGAAATTGTTTCGAGTCTAGTACGAGACGAGTCCGGTAAATGGGTACATCGTTCTGGAATCTCTGTAAGAGACTTTGTGGAAGCATTTTCTAAAGACGAGGATCAGTCTTTCTTGTTTAAACCTAAGACATCGACTGGTGGTGGATCTTCTTCACCTAAGTCCGGAAGTGGTGATTCTAAGCCAAAGTCTATTTTTGAAATGTCCCAAGCTGAAGTGCTAAAATTAGCCGCAGAGGGAAAACTTAAGAAATAAGGAAATATTATGGGTGCAACTACTCAAATCGCAGGCGCGACTCAATTTGCCCTGCAAAACGCTCTTAGTGCCTATTCGGACGAGGCTTACACCTCAGCCAAGAAGCTCTCTGGTACTGGTATTGTGGGTTCCAACCCCAATATCGATGTAGGTACTGAAACCTTTATCGGTCAGGTTCGCTGGTACAAGCCTTTGAATCCCACCGTTAACGTTGCTTCTATTACTGATGCAACTGCTGGTCAAACTACTTCTTTCAACTCTGATTACCTGACGTATATTAAGACGGTTCGTACGCATGGTGCGTCTCGTGTGAATATGCAACAAGTTGTTGCTCAAGAAGACGGTCTGGCTAAGATCGGTCGTGATTTTGGCGAAACTCGTGCTCAAGACGAGCATGATGCTATTCTTTCTGTGTTGCGTGGTGTTGCTATCTCTGAAGCTCTCAATGGTGCAGCTTCTGCTAGTGGCGCTACTGGTCTTGGTGGTCAGTCGTTTGATAACGATCCCACTGACAAGAAGTATGGTTTCTATGTGGACCTGGGTAACAACCCGGCCATCATCGCTGCCACTGCTTCTGCTCAAGGTGCTGCTCGCGCTGAAGGCTTCCTGCAAGCTATTGGTAAGGCCTGGAAAGACTATGAGCCTGACTTCGCGTATCTGGTTACTTCTCCGGAAATGCTGGCTTCGCTTCGTTCTGCTAACCTCGTTGACCAGACTCCGGTCACTGACGGCAATATCAACTTCCAGACCATCTTTGGCGGCAAGCTGCGTTTGATCCAAACTCGTGCATCGCAGAGTCTGACTTCTGCCGAACGTACGAAGATCAAT